CTAAAGAACCTATTGCTATGTTTGAAGCCCCTGTGGTGTTTGCTCCTAGAGCAGTTCTTCCAACAGCAACATTACTAGCCGCTGTGGTATTGGCTCCTAATGCATCTCTACCAACGGCAACATTGTCTGCCCCTGTTGTGTTTGCATCCATAGCGTCTATACCAATAGCTACATTACTTGCACCAGTGGTAGTTGCTCTAAGAGTATCTTGACCAAATGCTGTATTGTTAGAAGCGGTGGTGCTGTTTTCTAAAGACTTGAAACCAAAAGCTGAGTTTCCAGTACCTGTTGTATTTGTTGTTAAAGACGAGGTACCTACTGAGGTATTTCTTTCACCTGTGGTGTTTGCATCTCCTGCAAGCGCACCGATAAGGGTGTTGTTAACCCCTGTGGTAACTCCACCACCTGCGGCATAGCCTACAGCGGTATTAAAGGTATCTGTGGAAGTTGCAAAGTCTTGAGTAACCAAGGCGTTATGCCCAATAGCCGTAGACTTGTTACCCTTGTGGTCATTAAATAACGCACCTACACCTACAGCAACATTAAAGTCTGCATCAGTAAGGTCTGGCCCTGCAACGTAACCTATAAGTACGTTCTGAACCCCTGTTGTTAGGTCTACCCCTGCTTGATAGCCTACTGCGGTATTACCTGCGTCTGCTCCTGCATTCAATGTTTTAAGAGCTTCAAAACCAATGGCTGTATTAAAGCCATTTGCATCTTCAGTCTTTAGGGCATCAAAGCCCACAGCAACATTACCGTCACCCGTAGTCAGAGCCGTACCTGCTTCATCGCCCACGACAACATTATAATTACCACCGCTTGCAATGCTGTTACCTGCGTTGACACCTGCGCGGAAGTTACTTGTGCCTGCGGTGGGGGTTGTAATAGAACCAGAAACCAATGCAATAGTTTCAACTTCAACTCCACCTTGTCTTGAATAAAATGCTAATTTGCTATCTTCAGTACCATCAGTAACATCTAAAACCTGCGATCTAATCATACCCATGCGGATAGACTCATCTGCACTATTTTCACTATTAAAAGCAATTACTCCTGCAAAATCATTGTCAGCAGGATTTGCACTGTTTCTAAATAAAGAAAGTGTCGGGCCTGAGTTTTCATCTGTATCTGTACTTATTAGACTTAATACAGATAAGTTGTCAGCAGTTGTAATCGTTGAAGATGCATTACTAGCAAACCCACCGTTAAACACAGTAGCCGCAGTAGTAGTCAAAACACCTGTAACAAGAGCGGTAGTCGCCATATCCACAGCACCGTCAATGTCCACGACATCTAGGTTAGTCGTGCCGTCTACGTCTATATCACCTGAGATGTCTAGAGAAGCTACTACAGCCGTACCTGTAAGCGTAGGAGTAGTTAGCGTTTTATTTGTTAATGTTTCTGTTCCAGTTACTAATGAAACTGTACCAGTAGCATTCGGCAATGTAATAGTCCGATCTGCTGTAGCGTCTACAGAGGTTAGAGTTGTTTCGTGTGCATCGGCTGTAGCGCCTTCAAACACAACAGCATTGTTAGCACTCATAGTAACTGAGTCTACAGTACTAAGTGTGCCGCTAACAGAAATGTTAGTTGCAGAAAGAGTGCCTGTGCTTGGGTTGTATTTTAAATCACCATCAGACTCTAAGCCTAAGTTACCGCCGTCTAAGTCGCCACCCGCCGTGAAGACAATAGCGTTGTTTTCGTTTGTGCTTTCGTTGTCAGTGATTGTAACGGTTGTAGCTACTGTAGCAGTGTTTACTGTAGTTCCCGCAATAACACTTGCTAAAGCTGTACCATTTACAGTAATTGCATCGGCTTCTAAAGTTCCGTCAACGTCTACATCGCCTGAAATGTCTAAAGAGGCGGCAGTCAAAACACCTGCAACCGCTAATGTACTTGCCATGTCTACAGCACCATCAATGTCAACCACATCAAGGTTTGTTGTGCCGTCTACGTCTAGATCGCCATTAAAGTCAACATTACCTGCTACTGCAAGTGTTGTAGCCATGTCTACTGCGCCGTCAATGTCAACAACATCAAGGTTTGTAGTACCGTCTACGTCTAAGTCGCCGTTAAAGTCTACATTGCCTGTAACAAGCAATGTAGTCGCCATGTTTACAGCACCGTCAATGTCCACAACATCAAGGTTTGTAGTACCGTCTACGTCTAGGTCGCCGTTAAAATCTACGTTACCTGCTACTGCAAGTGTTGTAGCCATATCTACCGCACCATCAATGTCAACAACATCAAGGTTAGTAGTTCCATCTACATCAATGTTTCCAGAAATATCAAGGCTTGTTCCTGTCAAGACACCTGTAACGCCAAGAGTACCTGCAATGGTTGCGTTTACATCTACATCTAGTGTATCTATGTGTGCAGTGCCATCAAGATACAAGTCTCTCCATTCCTGCGAAGAGCTTCCAAGGTCAAATGCACTATCAGTATTAGGAATAATATTACTGTTTACGTCTGCGCCAAATACAACATTGTCACTTGCCGCGTCACCTAGAGTAAGCGTACCGCCATTAAGCGTTGTAGTACCAGTAACTACAAGAGTTCCACCGATAGTTGTGTTGCCTGTTATACCTAGTGTGCCGCCAACCGTTGTGTTGCCTGTTACTCCTAGAGTACCTGCAATGGTTGCGTTAGCGTCTACGTCTAAGGTGTCTACGTGGATTGTTCCATCAAAGTAGCCGTCTTTAAACTCTAAAGAACTTGTACCTAAATCTATATCACTATCAGTAACAGGAACGATTGCACCATCTTGAATGCGAATCTGCTCGACTGCTGAACCACCAACCTCTACAAAGACTCCCCAACGATTGTTAGAACTGTCTACTACAATCTTGTTTAAGAAGTTCTGATCACCAATTGTATGTATGTTACCACCTTCAGCCGCACCACCATCGTGTTGGTGTCCGGTAGTGCCAGTAGTAGTGTATGCAAACGCAGATACAAGTTTATTGTATTCGTCATTGAAAAGAGCGGCTGTGATTGTATCGCCATCTGTAAGTGTGCTTTGTCGTGTATAACTTGTTCCTGCCATGTCTGGTTATCTCCTGCCTGATGGGACGTAATCAACGTATAAGCCGTTAATTGCATAGGGTGCGTTTTGGTCATCACTGGTAATTCTAAAGTTTGCTACGTGTCCACTGCCTTCTACTGCCTGTCTAAACATTGGGTCTTTACTGCCACCAAATGTAGCGGCGGCAAATATTGCTGATCCAAAAGCCGAAGGAATTGGAATACCCTCTACTGGATATAATGGAGGCTGTGGAATATCTAAAGATTCGTAGTCGTATCTAAGTCTTAAAGATGGAAGTATCTGCCCTTCAGGGGAAACAGATATTTTTACGTAGTATAAAGTCTTTCGAGTTCCAATGTCTCCAAAGTCATAATTGGGTGTAGTATACTTTGCACTAATATTAAAAGCTATTCCTGAGTCAGAAAAAGAATTTCCTGTGTCGTGGTTATAGACATAGCCTTTATTATCTCCGTGGAATGTATTTTCTACACCGTCTTTGTTAAATCCTGATGTTAATCCTGTTGCTTGTATTCCTTTTGTTTCAGACCACTCAAAACCGTTAGGTGTTAAAGTTCCAATAATGCCTAGTGCAGAAGATGATCCACCTCCTACCTGACTAAAGAATAATCTATACTGAGACTTACTGCGGAGTACTGTGCTTGTAAGTGTAAAGGTGTTTACAGAGTTTGCAAGTGTAGCTATTACTGATTGTATCTGCCTACTTACTGATCCTAATTCAACGTCACCAATACGTGCTGTACCTGCCACTGAACGAATACCGTCGGGGCTAAGGAATACTAAGTCACCACCAATCTCCTGAATACTATGAGAGCTAAGGCAACCTACGTTTTGTGTTACTGGGACTACTGCAACAGTACTAGCATTATTTATATTTATAAGCTTGTGAATACTGTTACGGCAGAAAATCATTAAGTCGTTACGGAAACTTTTAATGCCTACTATTTGATCAGGGAGTAAAATGCTTCCAGAACCTGTTGAAGAAAAACTAGCGGGGTCAAGTGTCCCACTATAAAAGATTGTGTTCTTTGCGCTTGGCGCTCCTGCAACAACTAAATGGCTGTCGTGAATAACACATACTGTAGGGGCTGTTGATCCGCTTACTGTTACTTCTTCTGCAAAGAATGTTCGAGAAGCTAAGCCACCAGTGCCTGTCATATTAAATAAGAAAGGCTTGTTTATCCCATCAGTGATTATAAGCTGACCGTAGTCGCTGTTGCCTTCAAAGATTGTAAAAGTTACTTGGGCTTGTCCAGTTCTTGCATCTACGCTACGGTTACTAAAGGTTGTGAAGTTATCTCCTCCACTAGCTACGCTTGCTTTGTTTAGCTGTAACCAACTTGCTCCATCAACACTAAAGAAAATACCTGTACCGCTACAAACAACTACACCGTCTGCATAAACTTTAAGTCCTAATACAGTTTCACCACCATTAGGTCGATTAGATCCAAAAGCTGAGTAACCATTTATACGTCTGTACCCGCCATCTGGATTCACTTCAAAGTTTAATAACTCTGTAGCAACTCCGGGCTGAGCAAGCATTTCAAGCTGATTAAGGTTAGTATTTAACCCGCCTCTACAAGAAATACCAAAGGGTTGTGAAGCGGCCATTAAACATACCTCATCCGATCATCTTTAATATATGTAGGCGTAGGCTCAATAAGGTTAGAACGCATACTGCGTAATCCTTTTTTGTAATCATCTAATGCGAATGATGCCGCCTGTGGATTGTCTTTGAACTGCCAGATATAGTACCTAGCTCTAGCTTGTAGAACACCAGTATACAAATCTGGGAAAACTATATTGTCGCCATGAGCAACTAGTTTTGTTGGTAGTTTCCACGCATAAAACCAAACGCGGTATACCTTATCGGGAATAGGGCTGAGTCCAAACTTACGTGAGTCTGGGCTTCTAATAACGGCAGAAGGAACACCGTAGTTTTGTGTGTCTGCATCGTCTAGGTTCTCTCCAACTCTGCGAAAGTCTTTCCATTCTTCAGTTGTTAAGAATTTAAGGTTGCGACTTATGTACGGAGGAGATTCTCCAGATACGCCTACAGTAGTAAGATAAAAGTTATCCCAATCTATTGAACTGTAGTCGGTTGTAATATTAGAACTAGCAGGTTTTAACTCAAAGAAACGCTGACCTATAACTGTCTCAACAAATACGTTGCCGTACATTGGATCTACTGTGCCACTTTCTGCAACAGATAAGAAAGGCCATTGAGGTTCTTGAGTTATAATATCAAAGTAGGCTCTATTTACTGAGTCTTTAACATGTTGCTGTACGCCTAACGCACTTGAAAAGGTTGATGCAGTTAAGGCAACTTCATTGAGTTCACGAAGAAGTTCATTAGTTAGTTCAAGGTAAGTTGTTGCCATATCTTATTGCGCCTTTGATTTAGTTTCAGTTTCTTTCTTTCCAAAGATAGCATCCCAGTTATCTTCGTATTTCTTTTTGTTCTCTGGCTTATACCAACTTCCTGTATCGCCTAGTATCTTTCCTTTACTTCTGCCTTGTATCATTACAGGCTTTGTATTGCTTCCAAGTATTGCCATTATAACCTCTTAAAGATCAGGGGGCTTTTACACCCCCTTCTCTAATTGCTTACTTAGTCGATACCGTAGAACGCAGAAACAAGTGCGTCAGGGCGTAAAACTTTAGCACCATAAACGTGCAAACCACGACAGATGTCGCCAAAGCTATCTGGGTCACGAAGAACCTCAGTGCTTGTAATGGTCTGAGCCGTTGCAGTAGAACTCATGTGTCCTGCAAGGATCTGACCTGCGGCATTAGAAGTAGCAGGTACGTTGTTAGACTTGTACATATCAAAACCACGTAGCTTACCAGAAGATACCAATCCATTGCGGATTCCACCTTGTCCGGCGTTGAAGTCTACAGACATTAACTTAGAGCTAGATTGTCCAAGTTGCTCGTAGAAGCTAGGTGGTGCCAAGAACCAACGTCCTTCCTCTGGGATGTTTTGCTCGTCAAGAAGACGCGCCATGTGTGCCATGACATCCAAAGGATCATGCTCGTTAGAACCGAAACCAATGTCCAAGTTACCAGTGCCGTCAAGAGTTCCTGCGGCTAGGTCAGTAGCACTGTCGCTACCAAGGATGTGGTTAGGGCTTGAAGCTGAAACGCCTGCAAACATCTTAGCAATTACACCTGCGTCAAATGCGTCACGCAAAGCGTAAGCGGCAGATGAAGATGCAACTTCTTTAAAGTTTACGTGAGACATAGCTGTTTCAATATCATCAACTTTGAACTTGAATGCGTTAGCAATATCAACGATCAAAGTAGTTTCAATGTCAGTCAGCTTAGTCTGAGCTACGTCAGCGCCACGCTCATAAGCGGCTACAGTGATTACTGGCTCTTTGATGATCTTTACAGAGTCACCGAAACCTGTGATTTCACCACTGTAATCAGTGTTGGTAATTGCTTCAGCTACCGATGCCTTACGGAAGAAGTTAAGAACCTTCTTAGAAAAGACTGAGGGTAGGAAGAAGCTGTTAGTTTGACCAGTAACTGAGTTACCAAAGTTACCGTTTGTGTCTGTGCTTTGCTCAAATAGAGCGTCTGATGTGTTAAAAGCCATGTTATGTTACTCCAAAAAAAGACAATAATATTTAATCTACTATCCTGCCTTCCATAATAGCTAGGTCAATATCGGCTTCATACTTGTCGAATTGAGCCATAGACAGTTTAGTGATTTCCCGTTGTGACCAAATCTTAGGCTCTTTGGAATCTATTTGAGTAGTTCTCGTAGATACCATGTCTGCCGCTGAAGATTTGGGGGCTTGTGATTTTCTTGTCTTCTGCTTACTTCCAATCTTAATACCATTTTCCATCTTATAAAGATCAATAGCTTTTATCGCTAATGAAACATTGTCTGGGTTTTCATAGATCCAACCTTGAATTGCTTCTGGTTGTTCCTTAGCCCATTCGTGAAACTTGTCATCGCCTCGTATATCCTCAAAATCAGGATGTCGAGAACGCAGTGTAGTCTCCGCTTCTCTACGTTGAATGTTTGCTTCTCGTTCTTCAAGAACAGACATTTTAGTTTTCAAAGCTTGTAGTTGCTGTTCACTTTGTAAGTGTGCAACGGTTTCTACAGTTTCATATAGATCAGGATATTCTGCTTTAAAACTTTCAAGTTCTTCGGTTGACTTAGGCGGGGCATACGCAGGTTGCGTTTCTTGTGCCATCGCTGTAAGCTGTAGTTCTTTCTGTTTAAAATCAGCTATCTTCTGGTCGTAGTGCTTCTTTAGATCATCGTATCGTTTTTTATAATTTGTATTTCCTTTGGGAGCCTCTGCTTGTTCAGGGGCCGCAGAGCGGGTGGCCTGTGAAGGTTCTTCAAAGAAAAGCGTATCTGCTTTACCTCTACTTGGGGCATCTGGTGTGTGCCAGTCCTTCTTAGAGTTATACGGATTCGCAGTTGGTTCTTCCATTTGTTCGTTTGCAGTTGACATATTGATCACACTCCTGTTGGGGCTTGCTAGTCTTTCAAGGTGGCTATATTACTCGCGTTTGTAATATAGGGTCTTGATACTTCAAGGTGGCCTCTAGGTAAAAAAATAATAAAGGGTTCAGCGAACTGAAGTAGCTTTATCGTATACTTGGCATTTGGTTAGCAGAGATCATTTGTTTCTTAACCTCTTCTTCACTATCATACGAATCCATATCGTCTTCGCTTGTTAGACCTCCAAATGCTTTCTTCATTAAACCACCGTCATAGGCTTTCTCAGC